CGCCGAGGAGCGAATCGCCTATGTGGTTGACACGGCTGTCGGAGCACAGGGAATGAATGATGGTATCAAGACGCATCTTGCCGACATCCGCAAAGCTGTCGGCTTGAGTTCCCCGGTGCCCGCCAGCGGTACTAACGAATTCCTAAAGCGTTTCGGTAAGGGGATCTAATGGCTCAGGACAGAGGCGGTCTCGAGTACCGTATCTCAGTAAGGGATGAGTTCTCTGCAAACGTAGAGAAATTCCGCGCCGAGATCGCCTCTGCCCGCGAGGCTTTCGCTTCCTTCCGAGCCGAGGTAAACCGAGCCGGGAACGCCGCCCAGTCCATCAAGCAACTGAGCACGGCAAAAAGAGGGCTCGCGAAGGAAACGAAGGCAGAGAGTGCTCAACAGCGAGAAGCTACTAGACAGGCAGCGGCCGATTCTAAACTGCGCCTGTTCTTTATCAGACAAGAGGAAGCAGCTCAGAAGCGCCTAGAGCGCGCGGCCCGAGAAGCTCGACGACTCCGCGCAGCCGCAGATCGTTCTGCCGCTCAAGAACAAGAGCGCATTCGTCGCGCGGAAGAGCAGAGTGAAAAGCGCGCTATTCGAGAGCAGCAAAAAGCCCTAGCTCAAAGAATCAAGCAGCAGGAGGCGCACAACAAGCAGGCCGCGCGCCTAGAAGCTGCTCGCAGACGCGACGAGGCGAGACTAGCCGCGGAACAGGAGCGTGTCAGGAGACAGACTACGGACTTCCGTGGCCAGGCTCAGGCAGAGGCTCTGATCCAGCGCCAGATCGTTGCCCAGCGCACCCTGACGGAGCTTCGTGGCCGAGGCAGGGAAGGTCTGATCACGGAGCAGCTCAAGCGTCAGGCAGGCGAGATCGAACGTGCCGGCAGGGGAGCCAATAGTCTCCTGTTCACGTTCCGAAGGCTCGTGGGAGTCCTCGCAATCTTCGCCATCGCGCGACAGACCGTAGAAGGATTCCAGCAGCTCATCCGGTTCGGGATCGCGTTCAACGATCAGGTTCGCCGGAGCGAAATCGGTATCGCGGGCCTCCTGACGGGCCTTACTGATGTCAGAACCGCTACCGGGGAATCCGTTGGCCTGGCTGAGGAGTTCGCCCTGGCTCAGGGCGTGGCTCGACAGCAAGTAGCCCTCCTTCGTCAGGATGCGTTGAAGACCACGGCGACGTTCGAGCAGCTCCTCGATACGTTCCAGGTCGCCATCGCGCCTGGCTTTGCTGCGGGATTGAACATCGACGAGATCAGACGCCTGTCGGTCTCGATCTCTCAGGCCGCGACCGCGATCGGGCTCCCGCAGAACCAGCTCGCGGAAGAAATCCGCTCCCTTCTCTCCGGCACGATCCAGGCCCGGACTACCAGGATCGCGACCGCCCTCCAGATCACGAACGAGGACATCCGCCGGCTGAAAGAGACCGGCGAGCTCTTCGACTTCCTGGACGAACGATTCAAGGCCCTGGGTCTAGCCTCCGAGCAGGCCGCGCGCCAGACGCTCTCGGGCATCTCCAACCTCGTGCGAGGCGCGATTGGCGGGGTGCTCGGTCAGGCCGTTGAGCCCCTCTTCCAAGAGCTGATCGACCTCGGGAACGAGTTCTTTGACGAAGTCCTGACCATCAGGGATGCTGCGGGAGACATCCGCCCCAACCCGCAGGCGATTGCGGCGTTCCAGAGTTTCTTCAACTCGCTGAAGGGTATCGTTGAAGAGGTCCGAATCCTCGGGCGTGAGATCGGATTCGAAGGGGCTCAGGCCGCCCTTTCTGCCATCGGCAACACTCTGCTACTCGTAACGTCCTTCCTGTCAGGGTTCCTGCGTCAGATCGCTGGCCTAGCGGAGATCGTCATCGGGATCTTCCGAGGCATCGCGGACATCCTCGGGATCGATGTCAAGGGCGGGCTCCAGGATGTTTCCAGGCTCATCGGTAGGATCATCGCCGATGTAGTTATCCTGAACGCCGGCTTGCGCCTGGTGGGCTTCAATCTGGCTGGGGCCTTCAGTGCTGGTGGAGTAAGAGCGCTTGGAGCAGAGATCGGCAAGATCGGCACTGCTCTCAAGGCAGGGATCCTGACTCCCCTGGGTGCGGTTGGCGTTGCTGTAGCGGCTGTGGGAGTCGCCTTCGATAAAGTCACTGACTCTATCTTTGATGTAAACACTAACATCAAAGAAACTCTCAACCTGCTCATCCTGGGCCTGAAGGGTGCGCTCCTCAGCGTCGAGCAACAAGCGCTCGAGACCGCTGTCAGGATCCAGTTCGAGCTGAAGAAAGCTCTGAACCCCAAAGATGCCGACATTCTGGATCTTGTAGCCGATCAAGCCATCCAGGGCATCCGGATCGCCTTCCAGGGAGAGCAAGAGAAACTCACCGGGGAGATCGCGGCCATCACGACCGCTGCCACGACTCGGTTCAACGAGAGCGCTGGCGGGTTCAAGAAAGGTCTCGATGAGAGCGGGGAATCTGCCCTCAGGTTCGCCTCTTTCATTTCCAACGCCCAGTCCGCCATTTCTCAGGCTGGGGAGTCGCTCGGTCAGCTCCAACAGGATCTTTTCAAGACCAATCAGGAGTTTGAATCTGCCGGTCGCGCGCGAGGCTTCGGCGGCTTCGCGGGTCAGGTGGAGTCTCTCTTTGGAGAGGCGGCCGTGCAGTCTGCCGAGCGCCTCCGCTCGATCCAAGACGCCCTCGCTAGCGCTGTTCGAAACCGGGTAGAGGCCACCCGCGAGCTCGGCGTGTCCGAGGAACGCTTGGCAGCCATCCAGGCTGCGGTCTCCTCCGATGTGGGTCAACGCGACCGCAACATCAGAGCACTCAGGCTCACCGAGGAAGAGGGCAAGATCGCCAACATTCTCAAGGACGAGCGGGTCCTTCAGGATGCCATCGTGGCTGGCGAGGAGAGCTCCCTACAGCTCGCCAGGGCTAAGGCTGCCGTCTTGGCAGCCCAGCAGCTCCCGGCCCTCCAGCGCCAGAACGAGCTGGCTCGGGGCCAGGCCGACGCCGAGCGTGCCACCGCAGACGCGCTCGAGCAGCATGTGGGAGCCCGTAGGCTTGCCGTGGTGCAGGCCCAGAACGAGCTGAACCTGGCCCGCCAGGAGTCCGAGCAGCGCCGCAGGATCGCCGAGCAGGAGATCCGGTTCCTTGTCCAGCAGGCGGCCGGTGGCCTCAGGACCCGGGCCGCGACCGACGACCCGGTAGAGAGGGCTCGCCAGACCGAGCAGCTCGCTGCCATCCGGGATCAGATCGTCGGGCTCCAGCAGCAGCTCGACATCGAGAACGAGATCGCAAGGGCCAAGGAACGCCAGCTCGCGTTTGCTCTTCGCCAGGCCCAGCTAGCCGAGGAAGGCACCTTCGCTGCCGGGGTCCGCGCTGGCTTCGAGCAGCTCGCCGACGAGCTTCCGACCCTATTCGAGGCCGCCCGGAACATCGTCACGAGCGTAACCCAGCAGCTCACGTCTGCGATCTCGAGCGCCGTGATCCAGGCTTTCGACCCCCGGGTGCAGCAGGACTTCGCCACCCGGGTCGGAGAGCTCCTGCTCTCTATCGCCCAGACCTTGTTCGATCAGGCTCTACAGTCCCTCATCCAGGGCCTGATCCAGGGGGCCGTTACCGAGCAAACCTCGGCTGCTACCGCCGCTGCCACCCGAACGGCCAGCGCTACGGCTCTGATTACGGCTGCCCAGACCGAACTTGCTCTGGCCCAGGCTGCTGCCGCTGTCAGGGCCGCTGCCTCTGTCGGTGGTGGGGGCTTCTCCCAGGGTGGCATAGTCAAGGGGTTCAACCAGGGCGGGCTCGTCCCGAAGATCGAACGGGCCGCCACCTACGCACACCGCAAAGCCAAGGGCTTCGCTCGGGGCGGCAGGCCGGCTGGGATCTCCCACAAGGACACCGTCCCTGCCTGGCTCCAGCCTGGCGAGTTCGTGATCCGCAAAGCCGTCGTGGACAGCCTAGGCAGCGGGTTCTTCAATGCCGTGAACTCCGGCAACTTCGCTGCGCCCCCGCCTGCTGCGGCCCCCTCCGGGGAGGCCGGGATGGCGACCGGGGGCTTCGTCCGCGACCGCACCCCCACCCTGAACCGGGTCGAGGCTATCAGTGACCGCCAGCCCGTCGTGGTGCCGGTACAGGTGGCGGGGGAGCGTGAGTTTGATAGACTACAGGCCGGCGGCAAGAACGCGATGCTTCGATTCATGCGCGAGAACGCCACTACGATCAACAACCTGCTGAAACGGTGATCTATGGGACTTGTCTGGACTGAAGGCTTCGAGACGCACACCAACTCTGGACAGGTGGGTCGTAAGTACGCATCCTCGAGCGGGATCTTCGCGACTCAGACTGGCCGGGTATTTGGGAACGCCGGCAGCATCAACGCTTCGGTATATATCTCCCAGAGCTTTGCCACCGGCCTGGCTGACACTGTAGGAATAGCCTTCGGCCTGCGATTGAACGCCCAGGTGTCCGGTTTGAACTCTGGCTCGCAAGGGATCTACATCGAGCGGGGGTCCGCAGAACAGATCCACCTTGAAGTAGTTAGCAATGCCGGTTCGTTCGAGCTACGAGTCATGCGCGGGGCTACTCAGCTAGGTGTTACTAGCGAAGCGTTCGCTTACGCTGCCTGGCATCACTTCGAACTCAAGGCCACGCTGCATACTTCCACTGGAGCCTTCGAACTACGGCACAACGAGGTAAACGTGCTCTCGGCCTCCGGCGTCAACACCGCAGGCTCGGGCAGTAACCAAGCCGACATCTTCGCTTTGCGTTTCACCACAATCAGCGCCAACTGCCAATTCGACGACTTCGCGGTCTGGTCCTCGGCGGGCGGCGTGTCCCCGACCGACTTCATTGGCGATTGTGTAGTCGAAGGTGTTACTCCTAACGCTAACGGCACCACGATCCAGTGGACTAACGATGCAGGGTCGGGTCTAAACTTCCAGAATGTTGACGATGCTGGGGTCTCTGCCCCCGACGATACAGGGGTCGGCGGCACCAACAGCTCTGACACGAACGGGCAGAAAGACCTTTACGCATACAGCGATCTTACCCAGATCAACGGCACAATCATCGGTGTGGCCGTATACACACAGCTCGCTATGGCCTCGTCTGGATCCAGGCAGGTCAAACTGAGATTCAGAGATGACGGAGGAGCCGAGGGAGACGGAACTACCCATACTGTCGTTCTAACTACCTTTGTAGAGAAGATAGACATGCTAAACCTGAACCCGGCTACCGCTGCTGCCTGGGACGTTACAGACATCAACGGCGGTGAATTCGGTGTGGAGGTTGTGTCCTAATGGCTCTCCGCTGGATCGAAGGCTTCGAGGCAGCTCGCAACACGACTATCCTCGGTCGTGTATATGAGAACACTTCGGGTTCCATCATAAGCCCCAGCAACAATGGTCACAGAGGCGGGAGCGCCGCCCAGTCCGATAGCTGGATCGGCACGACTCCAGATCTTCTGGGTGGAGCCGCTGATGAAAATACTTGGGTAGTCCACTTCGCTTTCAGGACCGCTGCCCCGACCGGACTCGACACTTCTCAAGCATTGATCCCGTACGTCGCTCTAGCCAGCGCCGCAGGCGAGCAGGTTCGCCTAGAGTTCGTCTCAATGAACGACTCGAGGCCCGGCGGCACTTATTACTGCCTCAGAGCGATGCGAGGAGCTACTGAGCTGGCTACCTCCACGCTCTGCTTCCCGGCGACGGATGATGATCGCTCCTGGGTGGATTTCGAGTGGAAGGTCACAGTCCGAACCAGCACGAACGGTAGCTTCGAGCTGAAGTATACGACCATTACCGGGGCGGTATCGCAGACTATGACCTGGGATGCGTCCACGACTGGGATCGACACGGCTAACCAGGGCGCTGACGGGGCCGACCGAGTCACTTTTTCTTTCGCCACCGGGAATGCCGCCGACGATGTCGTTTTCGACAACATCTTGATCCTTGATTCTACAGGATCGATCAACAACGACTACCTGGGACCGATCTATATCGACGCTCTGGATCCCCAAGGAAACGGGGACACTCTAGAGTGGGATCTAGCTGGCGGAGCGGCGTCGCTTGAAGACGCCTGGAACGAGGGTGCCACCACTCAGAGCACGGTCGAAGACGACAAAGCCGTGTCCACCGATGTCACCAGTGAGATCGAGCTCGCCACCATGACGGACCTCCTGCTCCTGGGCGAGACCACCATCGCTGGGGTACAGGTCAGAATGTATGCTCGCATGGAAGCATCGGGCACCAGAGATATCCAGTTCTTATACCGCAAGACTACAGGCACCCCCGCGCAGGTTGGAACCGCTGTAGTCACGGTTCCGAGCACTTCTATGGTGGGCTTTGCCGATACTCAGGAAACAGATCCTAACACGGCCGCTGCCTGGGTCCCCGCCGATATCAACGGGCTCCAACTGGGAGTCCAGCTAGACGCCTGATAGCTAACCGAGGGAGGCATGGTTAGCGCACGGATCTCAAGGCAGTCGGCGGAAGTCGTCAGCACGACCGAGCAGAAGGTCGGAGTTCACAGACTTGACGCCGAGGTTGCTGGGCGAGCTGCCGAGGCTTCCGCTGGCTCGGTTCTAGTTTCTCGCCAGTCGGTCGAGGTTGTTGGCAAGTTCGCCGCCACCGTCAACGTCAGCCGATTGAATGCAGAAGTGGCCGGTGCTGCCACAACCGCCTCCGGTGGCTTCGTACAGATCTCCAGGCAATCCGCTGAGGTTGTCGTTTCGAACAACGCCTCAGCTCTCGTCTCGAGGCTGAATGCTGAAGTAGCCGGCCTGGCCGCAGCCGCGTCCACCGGCTCGGTACTTGTCTCTCGTCAATCAGTCGAGGCTGTAGCCAGGCGCGGATCGGCGGGGACTGTCGTTCCACTGGCCCTGGCTAACGACAGCGAGATCTTCCTACACGACTGGGCGGATCAAGCTATCCTTCGCTCGTCCTATCTGACCGACATCTCCACCAGTCCCAGCACGGCAGCAGAGTCCCGTAGGAGCCTGGCCCTGAAGCCTGAGCGGTCGCTTGAGCTGGTCTGGAGACAGACCAAGGAAGAGTTCGACGAGAACGACTTCTCCAGGCTCGACAGGCTCTTCGTGTTCCTGCGCCGCATCACTGATCAGCGTTTCCAGGCCCCGCTGGTAATGGATCAGCGCGAGCTCAATCAGGCGTACCTCAGCACGGATGACACGATCTTTTTCGATACTTCCAGGGGCCGTTGGTTCCCTGGGGCTAGAATCGTCATCGTGCAACTGGACTTCTGCGGCAGGTACGAATCCAAGTCCTTCCACACGATCGACGACTTGGAAGACGATCGGCTAATCCTGAGCGCTCAGCTTGGTGTGGATGTCAAGTCGGGCTCGGTGGTGATCCCAGTGATTGACTGCGAAGTATCTCTCGAGGCAGAGATGCGGCTCCTGAACGGGTGCCTGGGAGAAGTGTCCATCACCGTGAACGAGATCGCCGGGACTTCTCAGCTTCCTCCTACCAGAAGCGACATCCCCGCAGGCATGGCCTCGTTCAACGGGTATCCCATCCTGGATGTAGATCCCGATTGGTCTGACGGCGTGAAGATCGGCAGGTCCAGGTCAGGCATCGAATTCCGATCTGGCCGCAGTCGAGGGGTATCCATTTACGGCTTCCGGTCCGCTCAGACCCACGAACTCAGCTTCGTGAACGAGCGTCCTGAATATTGGAACCTTGTCGAGCTGTTCGATACCCGCAGAGGGAGAGCCAGGTCGTTCTATCACATAGATCACGATCACCTGCTGACCCCGGTATCCATTAGCACTGTGAACGTGGAAGTAGAGGAGTTCGGTGATCTGACCGACTTCAAGGAAGAGTTCGAAGGTGGGTTCGTCGGGATCAAGATGCGAAACGGTGATCATTATGTTCGGGAGGCCGTCACCATCCAACTCCTCGGTGGGGCTTATCGGATCACCGTGAGCCCGGCCCTGCCTGCTGGCCTACAGATCGGCAACGTCGTCCAGATAGCCCGAGCCAGATACAGCCGGCTGGATTCCGATGAGATGGAAGAGCGCTGGTTCCATACCGGTCTGGCCGATACTTCGCTCAAGATCAGAGAAACCCTAGAAGAGAAGAACGTGGAGCTATGACGCGGGCACTAGCTAAGCCGGAGAAGGAATCATATCTCCTGGTGGAGTTCCGCCACGGAGAAAACTCGGCTACTTCCGAACGCTACACAGACTTCCAGCAAGACACGGTCGGCTTCACTTCTACCCCTCTCATGGAGGTAGAACTCCCGGACAACACCGGGACCTTTGATGAATCCGAGACCAAGATCGTACTTCCTATCGACGCTTTTACCGATAGGCTGAGCGACGGCCTACCGCACTCGCCCACATATGTCAAGATCGAGGAGCGGACCCAAGGATTCGTCTCCGGGGATGAGGCATCGGTTCTGATCCTCTTCCGTGGACAGGTCAAGCGAGTGGTCCGAAATTACCAAGGTAGGACCAACATGGTGGCTATCTTTGCTGTGCCAGCGAAAAGCCGCCTGAACGTGCCCTTGGGACTTCAATGCAACCACCACTGCGAGCGCCGCCTCTTCAGCCCTGGATGTACGCTGCTCCAATCTAGCTTCGATCAGCCGGGTCAGATAGCCTCGATCGACGGCAAGGAAGTGACCATTGTAGCCAGCGCGGCCATCGAGAACCCGACCGCGCCCGGTGGCACCAACGATCGCTTCTGGGAGCGCGGCTACCTGGAGAAGGACGGCCTCAGAATCGGCATCCACGTCTGGACGATTTCGGATCCGAAGGTCTTCGTGCTACGAAAACGACCCCCGTCCGACTGGATCCTGGCAGGGGCCGGCTCCATTCTGTTTGTGCCGGGCTGCCACGGTACTATCGAAGATTGCAGGGTTGTGTGGGATAATGAAGATCACTTCCTGGGCCTGGGATACGCCATGCCCGACTACAGCCCCAACATCGAAAACCCGACCGGCTGCGGATGAAATCGCTCAGCGCCACCTGGACTCCCATCGACTTGGAGTATGTCCCGAGTCTGAAGAGGCTCGAGGCTATCCTGTCAGCATGGGAAAAAACGCCATACATGAGCGGTCAGCGACTCTGTTCGGTCCAGGCTGATTGCATCGGGTTCGCCCTGGGAGCTATCGACGATGCAGATGGTCGCAAGCGCGCCCAGGGTCCAAAAATTCCTGCCGATACAGCCTTCCACAATCCCGAGAAAGCCTTCCAAGCTGTTCTGGATCTTCGGCGAGCCTATCAGCCCAACCTCGAAGTGAAAAACGGCAGGCTCCAACCCTTCGACATAGCCGTGGTGGGTCCGTCTAACGGCGGGCCTGCTCACGTCATGTTGGTTGGTACCCGCCCCAATACGCTCTGGCACACGACGCAGGGCGTCGGGGTGCATCAGACTGGCTGGGCCATCCATTCTGGACACGATCGACTTGTAGCGGCCTACCGGATGATGGACCGCTGGCGCTGGGTTCCTCTATGCAACTCCTAAGAAAGCCCGCCTTCAACAGTCGCACCGGGGCCGCGCAGCTCGGCATCATGGCGGTGTCGATCGGCATCTCCATCCTGGCCCGAAAGCTCCTGGAGAAGCGCCGCAAGACTCCCTTCGACAGCGACAAGCCCACTACCCTATCCACTCGCGGATCGTATGTGCCTTGGTACATCGGGGTGCGCGAAGTCGGCCCCGTGTTCGGATGGGCCGGCGACCGAGAGAAGCGCAAAGAGAAAGTCCCTTGCGGTAAGGGAAGCCTGCTCACGCCCAAGCAGGATGTCTGGTATGAAGCCGGTTGGCACCAGATCGGAACCGGGACTATCTCCGCGCTCCTAGCTATCAAACAGTCTGGCAGGGTCATTTTCAGAGGTCCGATCACTCCCGGATCCCATCCTTCCGGATCGACGGTGGACCTGGGCTCGGAAGGCTCGTTCACGATCTTCTGGGGCGAGCTAGACCAACCTATCAACACCTTCCTTGGCGACGTGAACCGCGTGGGAATCTCCTCGCGCTGGAACGACTGCGCCTACCTGGTCTGGGACAAGAAACGCCTGGGCCAGCAGCCTGCCTGGCCGATCCTGACCTACGTCGTGGCCCGCCGACCCAGCGGAGCGTTCCTGACCGGCTCTGATTCCTGGTACAACGCCACCGGGGTCCTGAGCGGCCCGACCTATTCGATCGTCGGTTCTCTCTCCAGCCCTAACGAAGATGTGGGGTATCTCGAAGTCGAGGGAGACCGTTCGCAAGAGTTCAAGGTCAGCTTCGATATCAACGTCTCTGGGAACTCGCTGCCAGACGGCGACTACGAGGTTCTCAGAACCGAACTCGTCCAGGTCCAGGTAGCAACAACGCTCCAAGGTATCCCCATCTACGAAACCCACACTCGAGTTTTCCTAGTGGGCGGAACTTCTGGAGCCAACTCCTCGGGAACGATTCAGACCTACGTCTTCAACAACGACGATGGAGCAAACATCGCGCACGCCTGCGCGGACATGCTTTTTGATGCCTGGCCGCTCGGTCTGGAGCTGGATCCTACCGGGCTGGAACCCTGGAGCATCACTGCCCTGGAAGCCTGGGCAGCCGAAGCTGAGACCCTTGGCTTGCGAGCTTCCCTGATCTCTGTGGACGGAGAGACCTGCGACAACGTCTTCGGTCCGGCTCTGCAAGATCACGGGGTCATGGTGCCAATCAACACGCTAGGCTCCGGAGAGATCACCTTCAAGCTCATCCGCGAGCCCTCGGGGACTCTGGCTAACGTGACCGAGGATCACTTCTCCGGTAACGCCCCGGAGCGTGAAGTCCGCCACGGAGAGCCCGAGGTCAACAAGCTCGTCTTCAAGTTCACCGATAGGGATCACAACTTCGGTGACAAGACGATTATGATCAAGGACGACGGTTCGATCAGCTATGTTGAATACAACCGTCCCCGAGCCGTCCCGATCGCCTCGGTCGTGAACTTTGACTCGGCTGCTATCTTGGCCGAGCAGCGCTCCCAGGAAGAGCTCGGAGAGGCCGCCGCATTCACCCTGAAGCTGAACCGGGGCACCAGAGAGTTCCTCCCCGGCGATGCCATCGTGGTTGAGACCTTCGACGAGGTTCTCCGAGTGCTCGAGGTAGGAGTCGATCCACTCTCCGACGAGAACAAGATCAAGGTCATCCCCGACAGCTACGGGGTCCGGAGGAGCGACTTCGTCAACACGGACGGGGGCGGGTCCTCGACCGTCCTGGATCCTGAAGAGGACATCTTCCGGGGCCTCGAGACCCCCGAGCATCTCCTCACG